ATAAAATGAAGAAAACAGATTATCGTGTTTTACCTGATAATTACAGACCATCTTTATCAGAAGATGTTCCAGAGGGTAGGGCTTGTGGTAATTGTGTTTTTTATATTGAAGATGATGTTAAAGAATTCGCTGATGGTGAACTTCGTGCTTGGTGCGAAAAATGGGATGATTATGTAAATGGTGCTTACTATTGCAATGCTTGGCAACCAGCATTAGAGGATAGAGCAGAACCTGATGCTTTGAATGTTGGTGATTTTGTTTCTTGGAATAGTTCAGGCGGCAGAGCACGTGGGCGTATTGAACGTATTGTTAATGATGGAACTATAAATGTTCCAGATTCATCTTTTTCTATAACAGGAACTGCTGATGATCCTGCTGCTTTAATAAGAATTTATAGTCGAGATGGTAATGGTTGGGATGAAACCGATACTCTTGTTGGTCACAAATTTTCAACTTTAACTAAAATTGACGATTTACCTGAAAATACTTTAGATGAGGATGATGATGAGGAACGTCAAGTTAATTTAACTCCACCTGCTTATATGCGTGCTGCTGCTCGCAGAGGACTTGAACTCAATCGTCAAGGTTTTGGTGGAGATGGTTTGACAGATAAAACTAAACAAGAAGCCAGAGATATGGCTGATGGTCGCGTGTCTGAAGATAAGTGGCGCAGGATTGCTCCTTGGATTGCTCGTCATCTTGTTGATTTAGATGCACCAAAAAATTCTAATGCTTCTGATCCTGAATATCCTGGTGCAGGACTTGTTGCTCATCTGTTGTGGGGAAGCGGTCCATCAAAAAGAGCAGCACAAAGGGCTTTGGATTATGCGCAAGGTGTAGTTAATAGGTTAGATGCAGAAGAAAATAAATCACGTTACTCGTCAATCAATGTAAACTTAAATAAAGAAGAAAAGGAAAACAAAGTGAATAAAGTTGAACGCAGAATTAAAACAGATGTTGATTTTGAATTAAGAGTTGAAGCAACCGAATCTGACGGAATGCGTTTCACAGGATACGCAGCAGTTTTCAACAGCGACTCAGAACCCCTACCTTTCATTGAAAGAATTATGCCTGGTGCTTTCAAACGTTCACTTAAAGCACGCAACGAAGTCAAACTTTTCAAAAATCACAATATGGATGAAGTTTTGGCTTCCACTCGTTCAAAAACTTTAAGACTATCTGAAGATTCAAAAGGTTTATTGGCTGAAGCAACTTTGCCTGATACAACTGCTGGTCGTGACTTGGCTGTTCTTATGAAACGTGGAGATGTTCACGCAATGAGTTTTGGTTTCTCTGTTCCATCAAAAGGAGATAGATGGTCTGATGATGGAATGACAAGAGAATTAAAAGAAATTCGTTTACACGAAGTTTCAATTGTTACAGGTTTTCCAGCATACGAAGCAACAACTGCTTCAGTAAGATCATTAGATATTCTTGCAACAAGAACTAATGTTGATGTTGATGCTTTGGCTGATGCAATGGTCAAACTTGAAGCAGGAGAAAAATTAGCAGGTTCTGATGCTGATCTTCTACAAGAAGTTGTTACTAAGTTAAGAGATAACACACCAACTTCAGATGATTTGTTGGAATTAAAACGTAAACAATTAGACCTACTATTTAAGGCTGTATAACAATGGATAGAGCAAAAGTAAAAGAAGCAATTCTTAAAACAGCAGGATACCCAGAATCAGGTGTTATCGCACAATTAGCAGATGCAATGGCTGATGCAATTTGCGATATAAATAAACCTGTTGAAATGAAAAAGTTTGAACCTGTTCAAGAAACAAGAATTCAAGAGATTAAAGAAACACGTTAAAAGTTTGTTAGACTAATGGTGGTTGCGTGGATGCCACCACCATTTTTACTGTCGAGTGAGCCTCGCAGATGCACGTTATCAAAACCAATTCTATAAGGAGTATTCGTGGAATACATCAAACAACAACACGAAGCACGTCAAAAGGCTTGGCACGAAGCCAAAGCACTTCTTGATACTGCTGCGGCAGAAAAGCGCGATTTAACTGCCGAGGAAAACGCAAAATACGAAAATATTTCTGCTGACCTAGATTCACGCGCAAAAGTAATCGAAACATTAAAAGCAGATGCAGAACGCGAAATCCGCGCCGCTGAATCAATGCAAGGTTTCGAAAACCAAGCAAGACCAGTTGCAGAAGTACGCAACGAAAAAAATGATGCAGATGCCATCCGTGCTTTAGCACGCGGTGAAATCCGTTCATTCAATTTCGAAAAGCGTGATGTAACTAAAGGTTCAACTGGTTCACCAGTTCCAACTTCTTTCTACGATCAAGTTATCTTGCTCGCTAGAACAGTCGGCCCAATGTTAGAAACCTCAACCATCTTGAACACAGCAGGCGGAGAGAATTTACAAATTCCTTCACTTTCTGCATATTCAACTGGAACAGTAACTTCAGAAGGCAACGCAATCGGCGAATCTGATCCAACATTCAATAACTTCGTAACTCTTGGTGCATACAAGTACTCATTCTTGACCCAAGTTTCACGCGAACTTGTTGAAGATGCTGGTGTAGATATTCTTGGCTTCCTTGCTACCCAAACAGGTAACGCAATGGGTTATGCCGTGAATAACGCTTTGACTGTCGGTACAGGTACTGTGCAGCCAAACGGAATTGTTACACAAGCAGGATCAGCAGTAACTGGAACTTCATTGAATCCAACTGCCGATAATTTAATTGATCTTGTGTACTCAATTGAAACAGTAGGACGTAGACTTCCTGGAACAGGTTTCCAAATGAACTCTGCATCTATCGCAAACGTACGTAAATTGAAAGACGGCGCTGGACAATACTTGTTCACACCATCACTTTCAGCAGACGCACGCGACTTGCTACTTGGTTATCCAATATTTGAAAATCCAGCAATGGCTTCAGCAGCATCAGCAGCCAAACCTGTGATTTTCGGTAACTTGCCAAGTTACTATGTACGTCAAGTTGGCGGACTTAAGTTAGATCGTTCTGATGATTTTGCATTCTCAAATGATTTAATTACGTTCCGCAGTACCTTTAGGGTGGATGGTGCACTTATACAGACCAGCCACGTTAAATACTTCAAATCATCAAACTCCTAAACCGAGTCTGATTTGAGAAAAGTTCTAGGATACGGAGCGCAGGCCGTGTCCTAGACATACTCGTCTCCCATCTGTAATAAGGTGGGAGACAACCTGCGTCTATATGGAGTCCTGTGTGAATCGTGAACAACGAAGATTATTAGAAAAACAAAATAAAAAACAAAACGTACAAAGTGTTGTACAACATCCAAGAAAAATTCTTTGGGTATCAAATGCACCTTGGGCCACAACTGGTTATGGTCAACAGACCGCTCAAGCAATAACAAGACTTAAAGCAGACGGCAATGATGTTGCTGTTGCAGCGAACTATGGTTTAGAAGCATCTGCAACTGTTTGGAATTCTCCTGCTGGCAGTATTCCTGTTTATCCTCGTGGTAACGAAACTTGGTCTAATGATGTTGTTCCAGCGCATATGCACGATTGGTCTAGTAGAGATAAAGATGCCGAACATTTATTGATGACCTTGTTTGATGTTTGGGTTTTCAAAGGTGATAAGTGGAAAGAATTCCCTGTTGCTTCTTGGACACCTATTGATCACGTTCCAGCACCACCAGAAGTTTCGGCTTGGTGTAGACAACCTTATGTTTACCCGATTGCTATGAGCCAGTTTGGTAAAGCAATGTTAGAAAATGTTGGAATTGAATCTTGGTATGTACCACACGCAATTGAATCTATTTTCAAACCTACAAAGAATTTCAAAACTCTTGATGGTGATGAAATGTCTGGTAGAGAGTTTATGAAAATTGGTGAAGATAAATTTGTTGTTGGTATGAATGCCGCTAACAAAGGTGTGTCACCTGTTCGTAAAGCGTTTGGTGAAAATCTTTTAGCGTTTTCTATGTTTGCTAAAAAATATGATGATGCTGTTTTGTATTTGCATACTGAGGCTTCTGGTTCACTTGGTGGAATTAAATTAAATGATTTGATTTTGTCTTGTGGTATTGATCCGCAAAAAGTTATTTTTCCTGATCCTTATTTATTACGTTCTGGAATAAGTCAAGATGTTATGGCCAGTATTTATTCTGGTATGGATGTTTTGCTTGCGACCAGTTATGGTGAGGGTTTTGGTATTCCAACGATTGAAGCGCAAGCCTGTGGTGTTCCTGTGATTGTTTCTGACTTTGCTGCTTCCGCTGAACTTTGTGGTGATGGTTTTAAGATTGGTGGGCAACCTCTTTGGGATGCTCCTCAGAAAGCGTGGTTTCATTTACCATCTGTTCCTGAAATTGTTGACGCACTCACACAGGCGTATAACAGAGGGCGTGGGACTAGCGAGAAAGCAATTGAGTTTGCTAAACAGTATGAAGCCGATTTTGTTTTCGATACTCAATGGAAACCAACCTTGGACAGCATATTTGCAAGAGCCGCTTCTGATAGGCCTAAAAAGGCTTAAAAGGGCAAAATCTGGGCCTTTAGTGATTGGGGAGACATAACTTGATACCAGCAATGATTGTTCCTGTTTTAACACGTTACGACTTATTGGACAGAATGATTAAGTCCATAAACTACCCAATCAAAGATTTAGTCGTTATAGACAACGGAGCAAAAGGTCACGACTGGCAACCTTTTTGGAATCAATGGGTGTCAAAAATTTGGCACATCAAACTACCGAGCAACCTTGGTGTTCCTGGTTCTTGGAATCTTGGAATCAAATCTTTACCTCAATCGGATTACTGGTTGATTTCTAATTTTGATGTTGAGTGGGGCGGGGACTCTCTCAAGATGTTTCAAGAAATTTCAAGAAAAAACAAACTGGTTCTTTCTAATGGTGCACCTAGTTGGTGTGCTTTTAGTGTGGGATGGGAAGTTATAGACAAAGTTGGTTTATTTGATGAGTCTTTTGTACCAGCATATTTTGAGGACAACGATTTTGAAAGACGTTGCGAATTTCACAATATTGAAGTTGTAAATTCTTTTATTCCTGTTGCTCACGATAATTCATCAACATTGAAAGCAGGATTTCAAAGTCAAAACGATTTATCTTTTTCAGCCAATTCAGAATATATGAATCATAAAATTAAAACTCAAGATTTCACAGAAGGAAGATGGTCTATTAGGAGACGGAGAAAATATGGATGGGATTAAATTTGCTGATGTAACTGTTTGCACAGCAACAATTCCAACAAGAGTTGAGTTACTGAAACGTGCTGTTGAAAGTGTTGAAAATCAAACATTAAAAGTTAAAAATCATTTAATTCAATTAGATGATAAAAAAGAGGGACACGCTTTAGTTTTAGATAATTTGATAGTTAATGCAAAAACAAAATATGTTGCAATTCTTGATGATGATGACGAACTATTACCAAATCATATTGAACTTCTTTACAACAAAATTATTGAAACTGATGCTGATCTTGTTTATCCTCATTTCAAGTATTCTTCCTTACCTGATGGTGGTCATTTAGAAAAATTTAGAGGTAAACCTTGGGATAACAATGCTCCTCACCAAGTCCCTATAACTTGGATTGCAAAACGTGACATTATTTTAGAAGTTGGCGGATTTAGTCAAGGTTTTGATATTTTTAGTATGGAAGTTGATAATGAAGGAAATAGAATAGGTGAAGATTTTCATTTGATTAAAAAACTTGCGGCAGCAAATAAATATATAACTAATATCCCTGACGTCACTTGGATTTATCACGTTGGTCATCCATCTACTCAAGGCATCCCTTTGAGATGGTAGATGTAACAATTATGGCTTGGATTTATGGCGAAAACTACGATCAGTTTTTACCTCAATGGCTAGATGGCATAAAAAATCTCAACACTAAACCTAAAAGAATAATTGTTTGTTCCGATAGGCCAAGAGATATTAAAGGTGTTGAAGTCATTGTTAAAGAGATTGAACCTGATTGGAAAGTTCCTAATCCATATTACGCAAACTTTATTTGTAATTACACAGATACAGAGTGGATGCTGTTGATGGACATTGATGACGTTATTGATTCACAATGCTTAGACGGATTAAATGAGATTGATGCTGATGTTTGGCTTATGGGAATAAATATCAATGGTCACGAAAAATATTTACCACCACAAATGAGCAACCATTCAATTTCTACTGACCCTAATTGCTATTTTTGTTTTGGTTCTCCATTCAAAAGAAAACTTGCTTTAGACCACCCATTTCACGACTCCCCATATACGGATTGGATTTTTTGGAGACAGATAGCACGAGCAGGGGCAAAATTTGAGTGGGCTAATAAGATTGGCTATAAGTACAGAAAAGACTTTAGCAACTCAATGAGTGGTTGGGCTAACGCTGAAGTTAAATGGAGAGAAGAAGCGTTAACCTTATGAATTTTTTAGATTTCAAATCAAAATATTGCAAAGAAACACCAAATATGATTTTTCTTCCACCAAAAATTCAAGGTTGGAATTCAGAAAGCGTTGCACTAAAAAAAGCAATTGAACAAACAAATCCAGAATCAATAGTTGAAGTTGGAAGTTGGCTTGGGGCTTCTGCTTTATTTATGGCCGCACAATCTAACGCACAAATCATATGCGTAGATACTTTTTTAGGCTCAAATGAAATTCTTTGGCGAGAAGAAAATGTTAAAAACGTAACTCAAAACTTCTCACAAATTTATGATCAGTTCTGCGCAAACATCACTCATTCAAACTTAAATAACATAATCAGCCCCCTACCTATGACATCATCATCTGCTGCTGAACTTTTTGCAAAAGAGCAAGTAAAGGTAGATATGGTTTACATTGATGCTGGTCACAGAGAACGCGAAGTTTATGCAGATTTACAGGATTGGTGGCCTTTAACCAATAAAGTTCTAGTCGGAGACGACTATGATTCAACTTGGAGCGGTGTGATTTCTGCTGCAAATAGATTTGCTTCTGAGAACAACTTAAATCTTGAAATAATGGATTCTAAGTTTCTGTTGTTCCGATAGACTAGCCGCAAGAACTTAGGAGTTATTTTGGCAATTACAAATGGTTATGCTTCGCTGACCGAAGTTAAAGCAGCGTTACGTATAACAGATACTATTGATGATTCATTGTTAGAGATGGCAGTTGAATCTGCCTCAAGACTTATAGATGGTTATGCTGCACGCCAATTTTATTCTCAAGGTACTGCTACAAGATATTTTGTTGCACAGGATGATTTCGTTGTTGAAGTTGATGATCTTTCAAGCGGAACAGTAACAATTACCACAGCACAAGACGCTGATGGTGTTTTTGACACAACTTGGGGAACAGATGATTACCAACTTGAACCTTTGAATGGTGTGCTTGATGGCATCCCTTGGCCTTACAATCAAATTCGCGCTGTCGGAGATTATCTCTGGCCCATCAGCGGGGGCGAAGCGTTAATTAAAGTTGTTGGTGTTTATGGTTGGCCGTCTGTACCAATTGCAGTTAAACAGGCTTGCATTATTCAAGCATCAAGAATTTACAAACGTTTAGATTCACCTCTTGGCGTTGCTGGCTTCGGCGATCTTGGAGCAATTCGAGTTTCTAGCCAACTTGATCCTGATGTTGCACAACTTGTTATGCCTTACAGAAGATTGCGAAACTTTGCCTAATGGCATCAATCTCACAAATCCGAAGTGGTTTAGCAACACGTCTTGGAACAATCACAGGTTTAAGAACTTCTGCATTTATGCCAGATAACCCAAACCCACCTGTTGCAATTGTTATGCCATCAAGTGTTTCTTATGATGATGTTTTCAAAAGAGGTATGCAAACTTATGTTTTTAATGTCCTTGTCATTGTTGGCAGGGTTGACGAAAGAACTGCGCAATCCAATCTTGATGCCTATGTTTCCAGCACAGGCACTTCAAGCATCAAATTAGCGATTGAGGGAGACAAAACTCTTGGTGGAGTTGTGTTCGATACAAGAGTTACTGAGATGAGAAACTACGGACAACTGCCAGTTTCTGAGATACTATATCTTACAGCGGAGTTTACAGTTCTCTGCTACGCAGACTAGGAGTAACAACAAATGGCAAAATTTGCTGCAACAGACTATTTTGTTTCAATCAATGGTTCAGATTTTTCAACAAATCTTAACTCCGTTGAATTGTCACAAGAGGCTGACGATTTAGAAACTACCGCTTTCGGTTCTTCTTGGAGAACTAGAATCGGTGGATTAAAACAAGCATCACTAACACTAAAC